TTGTTGAGAAAACAATTCGAGATGGAGTGGAGGGTAAATTAACCACAAATGTTTACTTTCCCCCTGGATCTGGTAGGGTGGAAGAGAAAGAGTTCACACCCGATGTTAAAACGGAGCCGTTAATTGAGAAACACGATTTGTAAGAAGCTGCGCAGGTTAGCAGGTTTTCACCCACAACAAAAAAGAATATATGAAGAGGTGGTGAATCGAAAACTTGTTTTCCTGCCAGTAACTAATAAACCGGTGTTTAGATATGTAACGACAATTATGAACAAGGTGGGATCACCGAGGTTTAAATACTTAGCATTGAAGAAACGGATGTGACACCCAAGTACCCCTCTCTTTTATTGGAAGAACGGATTGAGTTAATAATTCGTGAGAGTGTGAACAAATCCAAAAATATAGAACATTACGTCCGCATTCTCACAGAAAAAATTCACATCTTGGTGATAAACGAAACAATCTATGGCAAACACTACAACTGCAATTCCAAAGAAACAGATTGAGCAACTGCAGAACAAATGTAAGACCGATCTGAGATTTTTGTGCAAGTATGTGTGTGGTATGGATATTTGGGAAGATACGTTGCACAACAGATTGGTGCAGCACTTGGAATCTCCGGGGCCGAACAAACTAATTTTAATGCCCCGAGGACACCTGAAGAGTTCGATTGTCACGGGGGCGTGGGCGGTTCAACAACTGCTGCGCGATCCCAATACCCGTATCTTAATAACCAATGCGGTGTGGGACAGGGCTAGGGAGTTTTTAGAGCAAATTACTTCCCTTCTAACACACAGCTCAATGCTTCCTCAAATATTTGGTTCGTTTGAAGGCCCGACATCCAGGTTTACACGGGACGAGATAACAATTGCTCAAAAATCAAGTGTGAGTAAAAGGGGGCCGTCGATTAGAACGGCGGGTCTTGAGAGTTCGTTGACCGGTTCCCATTGCGATATCATGGTGCATGACGATCTGGTGGAAGAGAGTAACATCAACACACCAGAGCAAATAAAGAAAGTGATACGTTTTTACACGAATAGTTTAGACCTTTTAGATCCGGGTGGGCGGATTGTGGTGATTGGAACCAGATGGGCCAACCCGGATTTATACGGACACATCATAGCTTCTGAAATGACATCCCTGAACGGACTTCCCATATCCGGGGAGCAACGAATCACATGGAGAGAAATGCTTAAACGAGCATTAAATAAGTAATGTCGTTTGATGTTTTCATCAAGCAGGCGGTGGAGAAGGGGAAGATTATATTCCCCGGAAAGAAAGACACCTATGGGTTTTGTCAGACGTGCGAGGAACACCAGCACGGAGAGAAACTAAAATGTTTACAGTGCTTGAGGGGGTCGAAGTCGGCCCATAGTTTTTCGGCACAATATTTCAACGATCCCGTTGACGCGGATTCAGTGGAGTTTAAGAGTGAGTGGAACAGGACGTTTGAGTTCGATGCTCACACAATTAAGGTGTTGGAAAAAACACGCGGCCTCCTCTCCATAGATCCGGCTGTCACATTGAAACAGACAAATGATGAAGTGGGGATGGTGGTAACGAAGGTTCCGAATGATGGATTAATTTATGTGCTGGAAGCGAATGGAAAGCACATGTCCCCGATGGACTTGATTAATGAAACGTTCCGTCTTTTGGACATCTACAACATTTACAAAGTATTAATTGAAACCACCTCCGCCCAGATTTTGTTTGTGAGTTTGTTTAAGCAGGAAATGATTAAGAGGAAAAAGTTTTTCACAATAGAAGAGGTGAGGTCCAGCACAAGAGAAACAAAGCCCGCACGGATACGAGGCCTAATCCCCTACTATTCAAATGGGCGGATTTTACACCGGAAGGGACTGAACAAATTGGAAGATCAGTTGTTGCAGTTTCCGAGAAATGTGCATGATGATGTGATTGACGCACTAGCACACCAAGTGAAGTATTGGCAGAAGATGGAAGGAAAAGTTAAATTACAAGGCAAGGCTCCCATGTGGAGTTTGGACTGGTGGAAAAAGCAGGAACGACCTGTTGACAATGAAATGGAACGACTTTTTGGAGATATTATCTAATGGTTGAAGAAAATAAAAATAATGCAGAAATTATAGGAATGTGGAACTCTCGTATTGGCAGGGCGAGAAAACAACGGGATAAAGCCGCCAAAGACGGCAATTGGGAAAGATTGCTGGATGCTGCAAAGGGAGATTTGCACATACTCCAGCAGGGACACCGTATTCCCATCCTACCTTTGCAGTTGTTGTTCGCGTATATAAAAGCAGAGATTCCTCTGCTCTATATTCGCAATCCCCACATCAAAGTTAATCCTAAGAATAGAACCTCCATTGCCACAGCTAAGGTTTTGGAAACAGTCATTAATTATATTTGGCACATTAAAAAACTGAAGCGGGAAATTAAGAAGAGTATACGAGATGCACTAATCATCGGTCATTCCTGGTTTAAAGTCGGGTATACGGGTAGGTTCGGGACGATTGAAGATGGGAACGGCCAAACCATTGAGACAATTGAATCGGAAGATTATTTCGCTTACCGAGTTCCGTGGAAGGACATCACGTTCGACCCCGATTCCATAGACCCCCCATACGATTGCAGGTGGATTTCCCATTCTGTGAATTTACCAATAGAGGATGTGAAGAAGAATCCCAAATATAAAAATACCCATCTACTGCAAAACAATTTAAACTCCAATGAAGAAATGGACATTAAGGATATGTCCGATGTGGAAGATTCACAAGTTTTAAAGACCCGATTGGAAGAAGTGTGGGATTTAAAGAATAGGCAGGTATTTACAATTTCTGAGGGAGTGGACGATTATATAGAAGATCCTAAACCCGCCCCATATCAGATGAAAGGGTCACCGTTTTCATACCTACGATTTAATTCCCCGAATGACGAAGCTTATGGAACATCCGACCTTGGAATGGTAGAACCACAGGTTATGGAATTGATGAAGATGCGATCCATGGAACTCGACCACATCAAACGATTTAATAGACAAGTTATAGTACCACCAGAAACCACAGAAGATGAAATAAACAACATTAAACAGGGTGTTACTGGAGCCATCATTAAGGGTGATCCGAGTAAATTTGGTGTCATCCCGTATCCTCCCATACAACCGGATGTGTACGCATTAGAACCGAGACTGAAAGAGGATGCGAACAATGTTGGTGGGCAACCGGCAACAGAACGAGGAGCCGTACAAAAAACCACATCTCGCACGTTGGGCGAGCTGCAGGAAATTGCGGCGGGAGCCAAAAATAGACGTGCGGAGAAAGTGGATGTGATGGAAGATTTTGTAGAGGACATTGCTTCTAATCAAATAGCCACGATAAAACAATTCGCCACAATGCCCTATTACGTTCGTATTTTAGGAAAGGGATCGGATGAGTTGCAGGCCGCAGTTAAATCAAGACCGTCAGGACAGGTAGAGAGCGGCGTGACAAACCAGACAGGATTTACTTTTACGGCGGACGACATTGAAGGTGAGTTTGATGTAGAACCAGTGGCCGGATCTTCCATCCCAATAGATCGCACGACCAAACTAACCCTCTTGGATAGCATTTTAGAAAAACTTCCGAAGATGGGTGTTATACCGGGTGGACCCATGTATGCTGCTGTTGGGCGTATGATAGCGGAAGAAGTTGAGTTGCCGGAAATTCTGGAAGCCATAAAACAAGAAGCGCAGGCACAGATAAAAATGAAACAAGCGCAGCAGGCACAAGCGGAAGAGATGAAGCAACTTCAATTGTCTCAGGTGGCCTCTGAAACTCAGTTGGATGCGGAGGACGTGGCTAGGAAGCAGCGGGCGGTGGATGTGGAAGAGATGGATGTTCTTTTGGAAGATGACCGAAAAAGGAAGGAGTTGGCTAGTAAACCAAAAGGAGAGAAATAATGCTTTGTGGAGGGTGTGGTAACCAAGCATACAGAACTCAAACACACATTAATTCTGAGACAAACGATGCAATGGAAGTTTGTAACGTTTGCGATAAACTGTCTCCTCTTTGGATGCCGGATATATACTTAGGTGGAAAGGGAGGAATTCAAACCGACGATCAGTTGGTTGAACCGGGAACGAATAACTCAATCCCCTTTACTACTAAACGAGAGAAGGCAATGATTTTAAAGCGGTTGAAATTGAAACAGTCGGTACTTGCGGAACGAAATCACGGAGGACGAAACGAGGAGTATTTGCACAGAAAAAAATACTTCTTCACCTAATCATGGCAACTACATACGGAGCAAAAACCATAACCAACGCAGCCACACTAATCATAGCTGCCAATGCTGTCCGTAAAGGTTTGATTCTGCATAATGCTGGATCTAATATCATTTACATCGGGCCAGACGCTTCAATTACAACGGCCAATGCTATAGTGATGTACCCGGCTATGACGAGAGATGATAAAGGATTACTGGATACATGGCGTGGAGCTGTGTATGGAATTGTTGCAACAGGAACAGAGGAAATGAGATATTGGGAGTGGGAATTATAAATGCGGACATGGTTTAAAGCTCTTGCGGTTCTTCTTTGTCTGGCGTTGCCGTGTCAAGGACAGTTCACATTTCCTCCACTTCAAACAGAAGAGGTGGACGGGACACCCTCTGGAGTTACGACCAAATTACGATTTTCAAATGGAAGTGTCACAAAGGACAGCACCACATTTACAATTTCCAACGCTTTAGAATCAGGATCGACTCATTACATTCAGAACACAAGTTCACTCCAATCTGGTGCCACGGCCTATCCTGCCTTTCTTCGTGTTGATGCTGGTGCAACCTCGTCATTCCCCGTTGTTTTTTATAGTAGTGCTACCGCCGCGAATCTTGTGCAAATTCAAAACAACAAGCCAGCAAGCACATCAAATACATTGTCATGGATATTTAACCTGTTGAGTAATAGTTTTATTGGTGAACAACCAGTGGTATTTGGAGAGATTCGGGTTGGTTCGACAGATGTAACTGATAGTGCAGATGATGGGTCCGTGGAATTTAGATTACGGCAAGATGGAACCACGAATACATTTTTAAAGTTGGACAGTATTAGTAAAAAGGCAATACTTGGGAACGCTTCACTTGGTCATGACTACACACTTCAATTTTCGGGCAACAGTAGCAACGGCCAGCTTCAGTGGTTAGAAGATGAAAATGAGTTCAAATTTCACGACGTTGTAAATATATCAAGCTACGTTGTTGTTACTGGCTCCGGGACATTCGGAACTAATGAGGTTGTCCAACTTGGTAATGACGGTGCACAAATTGCCATAGATGGGTCCGGGTCAGGTCATACATTCAAGATTGCCGATAATGTTAATTCTATCGGGATGACCATCACTGATGCTTCCACGGTGGTCAGCCTTGTGACAACAGGCGTCGCGCTCCACGCTGATGATTCTGGTACGGGGAACCTT